ATCAGGTGATGTTATTGAAATGTTTATTCTACCTAATGGCGCAAGATTGCTTGAAGGGTCACTAGCACATGATGCTATGGGTTCATCAACAACCTTGTCAGTTGGTCACGCTGCTTATGTAAACTCAGCAGGTACAGCAGTTTCTGCTGCTGCTGCTGCGTACAAAGCTGCTGCTGCATCAACGTCTGCTCAGAAGGTAGACATCCTTGCAACACTAGCTCTAGGCTCAGGCTCAGAGTTAGATGCTAATGAGGATGGTGTCACTATCACTGCAACTATGGGTGGTGCTGCCGGTACAGGCACTATCGAAGTTACTATGAAGTATGTAGTTGACTAATTAAGTCGGGGCGGTTCGCCGCCCCTTCTTTTACAGGATAGGTAAACATGGCAAGTACAGTTGATATTGCAAACTTTGCGCTTAACAATTTAGGCGCTTCTAACATTACTTCATTAGATGAGAACAGTAAGGCGGCGCGAGTTGTTAATCAAAGATACGAATCGGTTAGGGATACTGTTTTTAGGGCTCACCCTTGGAACTGCTTAACAAGTAGGGCAAGTCTAGCTCAAGAAACAAATTCCCCAGCATATGGTTATGCATTTCAATATTCACTACCAACAGATCCTTTTTGCTTGCGTGTTTTAGAATTTAGCAATGGTTCTCTATCATATCCGCAAGACAACATAACAAATAATTCTGGTGGCCCAGTTTTTGTAATAGAGGGCCGCAAGCTTCTTACTGATGAAGGTAGCGCACAAATTAAATATATTGGGCGTGTAACAGATACACAGCTTTATGATGCAAGTCTAATTGAGGCTTTGGCTGCTAGGTTGTCTGCTGAGATATGCTACGCGATTACAGGCTCAACTAGTATGGTTCAGATACAAACATCATTGTATGAAAGTAAAATTACTGAAGCACGATTTAATGATGCAACAGAAGGTGCAACGCAACGCCTTGAGGCAAGTGATTTTATTGAAAGCAGGTTCTAATGGCACGTTCTGCACCAGCGTTTAGTTCTTTTACAGCAGGTGAGATTAGCCCAAAGTTAGAAGGCCGTACAAATATAGAAAAATACCGTGAAGGATTATCAGACCTTACAAACATGATTGTTATGCCTCATGGCGGTGTAACACGTAGACCAGGCACAGAATACCTTGGAGAAGTTAAAAGTAGTTCTGTTAAAACAAGGTTGATACCATTTCAATTTAAAACATCAGATACTTATATACTTGAATTTGGCAATCAAATTATGCGTGTATTTCGTAATGATTTACAAGTGTTGGCAAGTTCAGCGAAGACAATAACAGCTATTACTAAAGCTAACCCAGGTGTTCTAACAAGTAATAGTCATGGTTTTAGCAATGGCGATGAAATTTTTATTGATAGTGTTGGTGGCATGACAGAACTAAACACTCGAAACTATAAAGTTGCTAATGTCACAACTAATACTTTTACTCTTACAGATTTGTTTGGTGTTGCTGTAAACACAACAAATTTTACAACTTTTACATCAGGTGGTACAGCAACAGAAATATTTGAAATTTCCACTCCTTACGCTGAAGCAGATTTATTTGATATTAGGTTTGTGCAGTCAGCAGACACAATGTGGTTGGTTCACCCATCATATGACATTAGAACTTTAACAAGAAGTGATCATAACAACTGGACATTTGCAACATTTTCTATAACAGGATCTCCAACTCCAGGTCTAAGTGGCGCTGATAATAGACCAAGTGTTGTATCGTTTTTTGAACAAAGATTAGTTTTTGGCAACACAAACAATAATCCACAAACATTATTTTTTAGCAAAAATGGTGATTACGATAATTTTACAGTAGGCACTGGTGATAACGATGCTCTTATTTATACCATTGCTTCTAATCAAGTTAACGCTATTCGTTTTCTTTCAGCAACAAGAGTTTTAACAATAGGCACTTCTGGTGGTGAATATGTTCTTACGTCTACTAATGATGGCCCAATTACGCCAACAACGACATTAATTAGAAAATACTCAAATTACGGCACAGCCCCGATTGATCCTGTACAAGTTGCAGATGTGACTTTGTTTGTTCAGCGCGGATCTAGAAAAATAAGAGAATTTAAATTTGTTGGTGACGTTAACACTGGCGGTTATTCAGCGCCTGACATGACTATTTTAGCAGAGCATGTAACTGAAGGTGGCCTAGTGCAAATGGCGTTTCAGCAAGAGCCTGACAGCGTTGTGTGGTGTATTAGGGCTGACGGTACGCTTTTAGGTTTAACGTATCGCCGCGAAGAAGAAGTCGTTGCTTGGCATAAGCATATTATTGGTGGCGCGTTTAGTGGTGGTCAAGCTGTTGTAGAAAGCATTGCTACTTTGCCTACAGACACCGGCGAAGATAAATTATACATGATTGTAAAAAGAACAATTAATAGTGTTACAAAACGATATGTAGAAAAACTAAAGTTATTTGATTTTGGCAATAGTACAACAGGTGCATTTTTTGTAGATAGTGGGTTGTCTTATAGTGGCGGTTCAATAAATAGTCTTTCTGGTTTGTATCACTTAGAAGGTGAAACATTACAAGTATTAGGAAATGGTGCATCGCATCCAAACAAAACTGTAAGTGCTGGCACTGTTGCTTTAGACTACGCATCAACAACAGCCGCTGTTGGATACGGATTTGATAGCAATATGCAAACATTACGTATAGAATCAGGGTCTGTAGACGGCACTAGCCAAGGTAAGCCTAAGCGTGTTCATGGCATAACAGTAAGATTTTTTGAAACTGTAGGTGCTGAAGTAGGTAATGACAGTGGCGAAGTAGATAGAATATTTTTTAGGGATAGCTCTATGGATATGGATACCGCTGTTCCTATGTTTACTGGTGACAAGGATATAGAGTTTCCAGGTGGATTTGATGACGATGATCGTGTATTTATAAAACAAGGTCAGCCTTTACCAATGACCGTTCTTGCGTTCTACCCACGCATGAATACATTTGATAAGTGAGTTTGAATTATGTGTAATCCTTTAGCTCTTATATCAACTGGAATGCAAGTTGTAGGAGGTATTCAAAGTAAAAAAGCAGGTGATAGAGCAGCCGCTGCTGCGTTACGTGCTGGTGAATTTAACGCAAAAATTATTGAACGTGACATTGATTTACTTGAACGACAAAGAGGAATTATAAATTCAAATTATCTTGTTGAACAAGAAAGAACGGCAATAGCATTTGAAAGAGATGTTCAAGGGTCAGCAAAAGCAGGTTTTGGTTATGCTGGATTTGATATGAGCCAAGGAACCCCTATGGCGGTTTTAAGACAAAATGCTCGTGAGTTTGATTACGAAACAAAAATTCGTGAGTTTAATAATAAAATAACAAACATGCAGATTACAGATGCTCAAGAAGAAGCGGAGTTAAATGCTGAGTTGTCACGTATGGAAGGTGGTATGGCTGCTGCTTCTGCTCGCGCTCAAGGCACTGCATCTTTAATAAGTGGTCTAGGCGATGCAGCTAAGTTTGGTTATGAAGCTGGTCTTATAGGTGGGGATTAACAATGGCATTACGAATACCAAAATACACATCGCAACTATCTCCAACATCAGATGCTCCTGGTAGATCTATAAGTGCAAGAATGTCTCCTAGCGCTGTTGCTCAAGCAGAGCTAGCTAAAAGCGCCCCAGCTTCTGCGCTTATTCAATCAGTCGGTGCATACGCTAAGATGCGTTACAACGCTGAACAAGAGTTGTTGTTAAATGAAGGGTTGTTAGAAGCAGAAGAAGGCATACGCCAGGCAGCTTATGATCTTGAACGTGAAAAAAAATTAAGTAATGTTTTTGGTGGTGACAATATGTGGAAATCGCAAACAGAAGATTTGCGTACACAAGTGTTAGATAAAATTGGAACTAACAGGTTTACACGCCAAAAGTTTATGGATCGTTTTGATCAAATGGAACTTACCAGCAGGTTTCAATTAAAAGATGTTATTGACACTAAGATAGAAGCAGCGGCGCAAGCTAGTCTTGCACG